GGCGGCTGGCAAAGAAACCGGATAGACCGGAACAACAGCAAACCCAAGTGACCAGAAATGCTCATAAGGGAACTGAAGCCTTAAAGCGACAAAAAAAATGGTAAAATCCGAAATGAAGAGAGGTGAACACCATGGCCATCCAATGCTACATCATGGACACAGACAAAAACATGAACGTTGGAAAACACTTCAAAGTAAAAGAATTCGCATGTAAAGACGATTCGCAAGTAGTTTTCATAGATACGCACCTTGTAGCTATTCTGGACATCCTCAGAAACCAAGTCGGAAAGCCAGTGTACATAACCAGCGGATACAGAACACCGACAAGAAACAAAGAAGTAGGCGGCGCAAAGTACTCATATCACATGAGAGGAATGGCAGCAGACATTCGGATTGAAGGCATGACCGCAAAAGAAATTGCTAACAGACTAAATAGAATCATTCCAAACGAATGCGGTATCATCGTCTACACAAGTTGGGTACACGTTGATACACGACCCAACAAATACAGAAAGGGGGTGTAACATGGCACTTATTTCCATCAAGGACGTCAAGCAGGCAATCCGTCTCATGATGCAGATTTTGGAAAAGCTTGACGAAATCTATCATGCACTGCATGACAGCATCAACGATAAAGAAAAGGAGTAACAGATGACAAGAACAAGCTGGAATATTAGAGACAGTACCACAGATGCATTAGAAGAGCTGCTAGATCGAAAATACAAAAAAATCGATAAAAATTATAAAATGGTGCGCAAAGTATCAAACATCGAAGATGCAAAAAAGCTAATAGATGAAATATGGCAGATGAAAAGCTTTGCAAACGCAATCGAAAAAGAACTGATGAGAAGGGAGTACAACGATGGCACAGCATCGTAAGAAGATGAACGGCGCAAAAGATCGCCGAATGTTCAATGTAACGGGACGCAAGACCAAAACAATCAACCTCAGCCAGAAACCCATGCGGGGCGGCATCCGACTGTAAAAAAGGAGAAAAAAATGGAACATCTGTATTTTGGCATTTGGGACAACGTAGCAAAATGCTACGCATGGGTGGGCGAAAGCAAAAACAACGGAACGTTTGCGCGTATGTGCAACACGATGGCAAAAGACGAAAAGACCTTCATCGGGCAGAGCCCGCAGGACTATATCGGCTACCAGTTAGCAGCATTCAACGATGAGTCCGGAGAATTTACTAACGTCAAGGAAAAAATTTGGGAGGGCAAGCCGAATGAATAAACGATATGAGGAAGGGCGAAAGCCCTTCTTTTCGAATCCAGGAGAAGAACTACGAAAGCAATACGTCTGGACAAAGGACGAAAAAGGACAGGAAGTGCTGCAAGAGACCGAACCAATCGACATCCAGCAGGAAATTGAAAGCTATGCAGACGAATGTGATATCAAAAACATTGTTCGAAAAGCAAGTTTCGACCCGGAATTCCTGAAAAGCCTTGAAAAAGGCGTAATGGATGGCATAGAAATGGATATAACCGAATGGCCGCAAAACATCCACGAGTATCACCAGATGATTGCAACCGCCCAGGTAAACGCAATGAAGCTCAAAGAGCTGGAAGAACAAAGCAAAGCGCAAGAAGAACAAGAAGAAAAATCAAAAGAAAGGAGTGAAACGAAAGAATGAACAGGAACAACGAAAGACATTTTCTAAACGTACCGCAGATGCACACAAGCAGAACACGATTCAACCGTGACCAGACAATCCTAACCACGTTCGACAGCGGCAAGCTCATTCCGTTCTTTGTGGACGAAGTGCTGCCAGGTGATACGTTCCAAATTGATACCAGTGCGATCATCCGAATGACCACACCGAAATACCCGGTGATGGATGATGCATATATCGATTTTTATTACTTCTATTGTCCAAACCGAATCCTGTGGAAAAACTTCAAACAGTTCATGGGAGAAGTGGATAATAGGCCATGGATGCCGACAAAAGCATACAGTGTACCGACTATCAAAATCGAAACAACAGGCCAGACCGCATTTCCAATCGAAAAAAGCATTCTGGACTACATGGGTGTGCCAACAAGAGTGGCAAAAGGCAACAAAGGAAAATTCGAAGTCAATGCACTGCCCATAAGAGCTTACGTAAAAATTTGGAACGAATTTTTCAGAGACCAAAACGTAGGAAATGCAGCTGTAGAAATAGATGACGATGAAAGTGTAACATACCAAGACCAAGAGACACCTACAGAAATTGCAGAATTAACACTGCAAGAAGCATGCAAGGGCGGACGATGTCTTCCAGTCAACCGTTTTCACGACTACTTCTCAAGCTGTTTGCCTTATCCGCAGCGAGGGCCAGAAGTAACGCTGCCGTTGAGTGGAAATGCAATGGTGACGGGATACACAGACAAAAATTACACAAGCAAAACAAAAATCTATGCAAACAGCTTTTTTGACGGAAGCACAAACGCGGGCAACGTCAAAGATAGACTGTATGCAATCGCACAAGACGGAAGTAACGGCGCAGCATACTTAAACATCGGAGACGGAACTGGCACAGACCACGGAGTAGCATACCTTGGCGCAGACCTTAGCAGCGTAACTGCAGCAACTATCAACGACTTGCGAAAGGCAGTAGCCGTCCAGCAGTACTATGAAGCAATGGCACGAGGCGGTAGCAGATACCGTGAACAGGTACAAGCACTGTGGGATGTAACAATCAGCGACAAAACGGTGCAGATTCCGGAATACCTCGGCGGAGGACGCTACCACGTCAACATGAACCAGATCGTACAGACAAGCGGACAGCAGACCGCAAACGATACGCCAATCGGCGAAACGGGCGCAATGTCAGTAACGCCTATCAACGAAAGCTCCTTCACAAAGAGTTTTGAGGAACACGGATTTGTAATCGGTGTATTGTGCATACGACATAATCGAACTTACCAGCAGGGGCTTGAACGTTTCTGGAGTAGAAAGGACAGACTGGACTATTACGTGCCTCAGTTTGCAAATCTAGGCGAACAGCCAGTAAAGAAAAAGGAAATCATGCTAACCGGTACGGCAACTGATGAGGAAACATTCGGCTATCAGGAGGCCTGGGCAGATTACAGAATGAAGCCGAACCGTGTAAGCGGCCTCATGAGAAGCAACGCAACAGGCACGTTAGATTTCTGGCACTATGCAGATAACTATTCTAAAGTGCCAACCTTGTCACAGGAATGGATGGCAGAAGGTAAAGACGAAATTGCAAGAACACTCATAGTACAGGACGAACCGCAATTCTTTGGTGCAATCCACGTAGCAAACAAAACCACACGTTGCATGCCCTTGTACAGTGTACCGGGCTTGTACAAACTGTAAGAAAGGAGGAAGCCCGGAGAAATCCGGGCTATTTTTAAATGAGCATTTTATCAACAATCGGTGGAATAGCTGCAAAAGGCTTACAATGGGCAGCAGCAAATCCGCAACTGGTCACAGGAGCAATGACACTGGCAGGAAAAGGTTTACAAGGACTATACGGACAGCAAAGCCAAAGCAAAAGCCAAGGGTACAACCAAAGCCAAAGCCAAGGGGGAGGAACAAGCAGCTCAAGCAGTGAAGGCGGCACAAACGATAAACAGATTATGGACTATCTAGACCGCTTCTATGGCTGGCAAGGTGGACAAAACGCATTCCAGAGCAAAACAAACAGGCAAAACATGTTAATGCAAATGGGTTATAACACCCTGGGCGCAATCCAACAGGGAATCTATAACCACATCGAGCAAAATGCCGCAATGAATTACAACAGCGCCGAAGCACTGGCAAACAGAAACTTCCAAGAGCGCATGAGCAGCACAAGCTACCAAAGAGCAGTAGAGGACATGAAAAAAGCAGGCTTAAATCCTATTTTAGCATTTGCTAACGGAGGAGCAAGCACGCCAGGCGGAGCAGGAGCGACCATTACAGGAGCAAGCATGGGAATGCCATCGTCAAGCGCACTGGGCGTATCAACCATGAGCGGAAACGTACCAACAAGCTATTACAGCAAATCGGAAAGTCAAAGCCAATGGTATCAGCTCGCAGAAGCCGTAGGTAGCCAAATGAGCACAAGCTACAGCAGCCCAAAGCAACTTACAGAAGACCTACTCAAAACCTACAGGCAAATGCAAAAGACAGAAAAAACCGTGCCAGAGGCACCAAAGACGCACACAAGCAAAAAAGGAAAACAGCATGGCGGAGGAGGTAGTGGATACTAATGGGATGTTACAAGCCATTAATAAGGCTGTACAACCCGGAAAATAAAGAAATAAGCGGGCGGGTGTATTCACTTGCCCGCTTTTCTCAAATCTGCGGAAAACAGCTCAAATATGAAGATTTGATGTACAGAAAAAATGTCATGTTGATACCATGCGGACAGTGCATCGGATGCAGAATAAGACAGAGAGAGGACTGGACAACACGTATAGAATTAGAAGCACGAGACTATCCGAAAGAAGAAGTGTGGTTTATCACACTAACATATGACGATGAACACGTGCCTGGAATGATTATAAACACAGGCGAAATCATGAGAAAGGTACAATACGTCTGGAAGCCAGGAGAGAAAGCACCTGAAAGCGTACAAACGTTACTGTATACTGACGTTCAAAAATTCCTAAAACGTCTTAGAAAGGCTTACAGGGGCAAATTACGCTATTTTATAGCGGGAGAATACGGAGAACAAACAGCAAGACCACACTACCACATGATTCTATATGGATGGCAACCAACAGACCTGAAACACCTATACAAGATACAACACAACGGATACTTCACAAGTAAATGGTTAGAAGACCTATGGGGCATGGGTCAAATACAGATAGCCCAAGCAGTACCAGAAACATACAGATATGTTGCAGGATACGTCACAAAGAAAATGTACGAAATAGACGGAAAGAAAGCAAACCAATACTACGAGTTAGGTCAGCAAAAACCGTTCGCATGTATGAGCCTTAAACCGGGACTGGGAGACCACTATTACCAAGAACACAAAGCAGAAATATGGAGACAAGGGTACATCCAATGTACAAACGGAAAACACGCACAAATTCCACGTTATTATGAAAAAATGATGGAAGCCGAAAACCCACAAAGATTGTGGAGAATTAAAAAAAACAGACAGGCAGCAGCCATAGCAGAAAATCGACTAAAGTATGAAAACGCAGACTTTGCAGAGCAATGTGAAACAAAAGAAAGAGTCATCCAGAAGCAAATGAAGAAGAAGGGGACACTCTAACGGTGTCACCTAGCCAAGTACCTATCAAGTAAGAACTTGGCTAACCCCTCTATTATCCCCCCTAGAAGGGGGGATAATAATAGACTTCAAACTCCATGTAAATCAGTTATCAGTTATCAGCGAAATAGAGGGTAGGCCTATCGGCCTACCCCCTTCCGTCAGCGCCCCCTAGCAAGGGGGCTGCCGGTGCGCACGCACGCGCGCGCGTAGCGCGCACGCATGCGCGCGTATATTATATTAACTTGTTGTAGACGTAGTAGTAGAGACTGTGGAAAAGTTGAAAAATATAAATTTATAACAATAAAACGTTAAAAACAAGCGAAAAACACTGTTGAAAGTCTTGTGGAAAATTTGTTGAAATGTTGAAAGTTCGTCAAAATGACGGAAATCATTGTGCAATATTTTGTTGAAAACCTGTTGAAAGTGTTGAAAGTGTTGAAAACGCGCACAGCGCTAAAAATGAATGGATTAAGCCGAGCTCCGCATACGCTACGCACGGCAAGGCGCTAAAGCGCCATTCAAACCAAAAAACATTGACAAACAGTAAAAAACCTGCTAAAATAGAATCACGAAGGGGGACCGGGAAGCTCCTCAAAACGTCCAGCGAATGCCAAATAGGCGGCTGGCAAAGAAACCGGATAGACCGGAACAACAGCAAACCCAAGTGACCAGAAATGCTCATAAGGGAACTGAAGCCTTAAAGCGACAAAAAAAAT